ACCGTGCCCTGCGTGTCGTTCGTCACCAGCGCCTCAGACGCCAGCCGGGCGAACTCGATCTGTGCCCACTTCAGCCGGGTCGGGATGAGGTCAGATGCGAGCAGCCGCCCTTCCTTGTCGTACACGTCATGCCGGGGCCAGCTCATGGCCTGCGTATCGGACGTGACCCGGCCCTTCCAAGTGTAGGTCTGGTCTATGTAGACCGCCGCCTCGGTCAGGCGCAGTTCCTTCGCCGCATCCGACAGCGCCGCCCAGTCCGTCCAGCCGCGCGCCGACGCATAGGCATCAGCCTCGGCCAGTGTGGCGTAGGTGTCGGTGGCGACGGTGAGGGCCATTAGATCAGGTCGCCTTTATCATCGGGTTCAGGCTCCGGGGCAGGCTTGGCAGGCTTCGCCTTCCGCCCCCGCACCGGCATGTTCAGATCCGGGTCGTCGGCATTCGCAGCCTTGACCCCGCCCGGCGGAACCCACCCCGGCGGCGCGAATATCGCATCCAGGATGCGATACCCGGCCGCCATCAGCTCGGCCTTGCGGGCCGGGCTGACGGGGTGGGGCTCGTACCAGTCTGTGCGCTCGTCGTGCTTCTTGATCACGGGTTACGGAGCGACCTGGGCGGCCAGCGTGAGGACGCCTGCCGTGTGCTTGATGTCGGTCGCAACCTTGTCCCAGTTCGTGCCGGTCGCAAGCTCTGCATCCGTAGGCGACTTGCCGCCGTTCGTCTCGTCCCAGGTGTAGCCCTTCAGCGCGAGGCCGAAGGTGTAGTCCACCTGCATCGTCGTCTCGATACGGAGCTTGCCGTTCGTCGTCTCGATGTTGGAGATCACGTCGCCGCCGTCATAAACGACCGCTGCGCCCTCAACGAGGCTCAGGGCGCGGTACTTGTCAGGCGTACCCGCCAGCGACAGCGACGGCGCATCGGTGACGATCACCGCTTTGCCGAGGATGTCCACAACAAGCACCCCGTTCGACACGAACAGGCGCTCGGCGTTAGCGAGGTTGGCGCCGATGAGCTGGTGATAGGCCGCACCGTTGATGACGGTGCCGACCAGATCGGTCGAGCGGTCACCGAACAGAGCGTGCGCCGAGTTCATGCCCGTGTAGCTCATCACGCTTGCAGCTGACACGTCCACAACTGTGGACGAGCCCTGCTGAGTGATCGCAGCGGCGAGGGCAGCGATCGCGGTGTTGAGCTGGTCGCGCAGCATCGCCTCGGCAAAGTTGCGGCTCGCAACCTCGATGCCCTCGGCGGTCGGCTTGTTGAGCCATGTAAGCTGCCCCGGCTCGAAGCGGATCGGACCGAAGCCGCCTGCGACCTTGACGCCGGACTGCTTGATCTGCGTCAGGTCAGTGACGCTCGCAGCGTCGTTCGCGGCGTAGCGGTCAACGCGGCGCTGGGCCGAGTGGATCGCTGCGAAGAACGACTGTTGCATGAAGTCGCCGTCGAAACCCTCCGTAGTCAGGCGGATCGTACCGTTGGACGCCTCGTTGAACTTCTCAACCATCTGGCCGAGCGTCTCGATGGTCGCCGGCATGATGTACTGGTTGAACACCTGCATTTGGGAGAGTGACATAGTTGATTACCTTTCAGGCAGATCGGGGAAGCGACTTTTTATGGCCGCCACGCGGTCCGATTTGCTTCCGCCCAAGTTTCCAGCCTTTTGGGCAGGCTGTTTGCCCTTTCCGCTTCCTTCCGCGCCGGACCCGGCGTTTCCGTTGGCAACGAAGGCCTTGCCCTCATCGGACGAGGCCCAATCCTTGATCGCATCAGGCAGCGCCTTGCCGCCCAGGGAGATTTGTCCGTCATCGGACAGGTCGGCGTCATTGCGCAGCAGCGCCATGGCGGCCTTCATCAGTTCGGGCTTCACGCCCGCAGCCGTAAGCTGCTGCGTCAGGCCCATGTCGAGCTCGCGCTCTTGATACTTTGACTTCCAGAGCAGGGCGTTGCCTTCCTGCTCCTCGCGCTTGGTGGCTTCGGCTTTCAACAGCTTCTCGAAGTCGCCAGCCTTGCGGGCCTCTTCTTCCTCGCGCTTGGCGAGTTCAGCCTTGCGATCTGCCTCCGACGCCTCGAACTCACGGAGTTTCTGGCGGGTCGATTTCAGCTCGTTCAGCAGCTCGTCGTTCTTGGCGAGTACCTTCTTCAGGGCGTCGTCACCGCCGCCCTTGTCGTCGTTGTCATCACTCATGGTGGTCTCCTCCGGCCCGGCACAGCCAGGCGCCTGTTAGCCGGGCGGCACAGCCACCCCGCCTCCGCCCGGAGCGGGCAGAGTTTGTAGCTACCGACCCGCTTTAACGGCGCGGTGGCGTTGTATGGTCGCGTTCCAGCGCTGGGTCTGGAAATAGCGCTTGATGTTTTGCTCAATGCTTGCCGTGAGGTCGTTCACCGCGCTGCCTGCCGCAGTTGCCGCCGCCGCGTCGAGGGATGCACTGCCAGCAGCGGCGGCGCCAACCTTTGCAGTGCCAGCAGCCCTTGCCATGCTTTTGCTGGCGACCTGCGCTGCGAAACGAAACTGGTTACCAGCCTGAAGAATTTTGCCGCCGGTCGCCGCAGCAGCCGCGCCCGCCAGGCCAACCGTCACGCCCGCAGCAGCCTGCCTGTACCACTTGTTTTTCAACCACTGAATTGCAGCCAGCCGGGCCGCATCACGAGCTGAGCGAAACGATGAAAGCTCGGCAGCCTCTTGGCGGTCAATCAGCGATAGCGTGGTCTTCAAAGTTGCGTCGTTGCGAAGCGCAGCCGCAGCGGTCGCGTACTCAGTAGCTGACCCATTTTTCGCAAGGGGCGGGGCTTCGTTGTAAGCCTTCCGAAATTCCCTATCAAATTGCGCTCGGATTGCTCGGACTTCCTCGTCTGACAATCTGGGGCCGGCCATTGTCGCCTCCTTGGCAATTAAAACCGCCCGGAGCGGGCGAAGTTCTTGAAATTGTCAGCCTACGGCCAAAAAACATCTCGCGGGCGATACTCGGTCGAGTTCAGACCATTGGTCACGACGAACCCGCGTCCGACTTTCTTGCCATACTTGGCAGCGATCTTTGCGGCGGCCGCGTTGGCAGCCTTTGCCCGCGCTTCTGCCTTGGCATTGTGTGCAGCAGTCGTCGCGGCCAATGCGGCCTTCGACTCCCGGTGAACCTGCTCCTTGAGCGCGTTGATTTCTTGCTCGTAGGTCATGCCTATCTCCTGAATTTCCCTGCGTTCTTCCGAAACGACGCCATGCCCTTCGCGCGCTCCTTGGCGCCCTTGGCGAAGCCTGCGTCCACCTTCGCCTGCCGCGCAGCCCGTATCTCCGCCAGCGTGAGCGGCGTGCCCTTCACGTCCACGAAGTCGCCCACGTCATACCGGCCTGACCGCAGCAGCTTGCCTCGGTTCGGGCCGAGAATTTCGTCTTGCACATCGGCCGGTTGGCGCTTCAGCCACTCGGCATAGGTCTCAGACTTCGGCGGGGGGAAGTCCTTCAGCACCTCGATCACGATGGACCGGCACCCCGGATGGGCAGGGGGCCTAGGCCCGGAGTCGATCGGGTAGCGCTTGCCAGACCTCATCTGGCACGTCGGCGTCGTCCGCGAATCGAGCACGCTCCGCCACTCCACCTCTTTCACGATGTCCGCGTTCGCCTCGGCAGAGGCCTGCTGCACCGCGTTGCTGATGTGCGTGTTCGCCGTGCGGATCAGCGTCCGGGCCGACCGCTTCGACACGTCTACCTGCTCACGCATCCGGCGCACCGCGCGGTCCAGGCTCTCGCCTTCCGTCCACGAAATCCGCAGCGCGCGGTCAATCCGCGCCCTCGCAGAGGGCTCCATCGTCGTCAGCCACTCGGACAGGATCGCCCCGTCCATGGGCCTCGTGAGCGCCGCCTGATAGGCCGCATCCGCCGTCACCCGGTTGATGCTCGCCTCGATACCGGCGTTCTTGAACTTGTCCGCGTGGAAGCCTGCCGCCTCGGCAGCCCGGTCACGAAACCGGGTGGATAGCTCGCTCTGGATGCGCTGGTAGACCCGCCCGTGAATCTCGCGCACGTCTTCGAGGAGGCTTTCAAGCTGGGCTTTCCTGCCCGGCGTGGCTCGCGCAATCCGGCTGGCAATGTCCGCCCGGAGTTCGTCTAGGAACTTCAGCACCTTCTTCGAGTCCTCGGCGCTGTAACGCTCGATGGCGATGCGGTGCCGGACGGTCTGGTCGAAGATGGACTGGGCGGGGTTGGCGTCTGGCAAGGCCTACCGCTTGGAGATCGTCAGGATGCTGCCGACCTTCCCGCCTTTGCGAACGGCGGTGGTGGCGAAGTAAGGCGCGATAAACGACTGCCCCGGATTATACCCGGCCGCCTTGAGTTCAGCGTGCATCTTCGCCGTATGAGTCGCAGCGATGCGCTCCATGTCTGCCATCGCCTTGTTCCAGACAGTTTCCATCTCCGCCTTGGCGGCGTTGTTGTGCTTGGCTGCAATGGTCTCTGGCGTTGCCATCAAGCTGCCTCCTCTGTCTCTTCTTCATCTTCGCCGGCGCCCGCCACGGGTTCAGGCCGATCCACAAGCCCTTCATCGATGCCGTCATTCCACTCGGCCTCAGTCATCTGAGGGTCGATGACGCCGCGCGATTTCAGGTGTTCCATGACCACCGGCAGCGGCATCGTGCCCGCCTGAAGCGCGCCCAGCCATTCGGCCAGCTCGCCGGGCTGCAAGCCCTTCGGCAGGAAATCCGTGTTCAGCGTGACGGCCAAGTCCGGCGCGTCCATACCCGCCCACTGTGCCACCCAGCGCAGCACCTGCGTCATGCCGTCCGCGACCGTGTTGGCGATCCCGGCCAGCACTGAGTGCTCGCCTGCGCGCTGGATGCGGGCCGTCTCGGTGGCGATCTGGGCGCCGGATTCGTCGGCCAGGATACGCGCGCCAATGGCGGCCATGTCCCGGCGCTTCTCCTCCATGCTCTCCTTGATGGCGCCAACACCCTCGCCGCTCATCGTCACAAGCTGGGCAGACCCGCCCTCACCGACAACGATGGCCGTGCTCGATCCGAACCGGATCGGTGTAGGGTCATCCTCGCCGCTCGCCGGCAGGCCGCTGATCACCAGCGTCGGACAGCCGCACCACTTGAGCGCCCACTGGCGCAGCGCGCTGTCGTTGAGGTGCGACTCGGAGACGTTCACCAGTTCCATGAGGGGCGGCTTGGCAATGATCGACGGGTCCAGCGTAGCGGCGCCCACGATCACCGCCGGGATGATCGTCATCGCGGCGCCATTCATCATCGGGAACACGTCGCCGCCAACCTGCTCCCAGGCAGACTGCTTGCGGTTTGTGTCAGTCGTCTCGCGGTAGAGCCGGACCCGGTAGCGGCCCTTGAACAGGTCCAGCACCCGGACCTGCTCAACAATGTCCGTGTCCCACTCGGTTGCGCCCGGCTCCTCGATGCGCTCAAGCAGGCGCAGGTGCGTCAGCACCCGTGCCCCGCCGCGCGATTCAGTCCGCACCGCAAGTATGTCTTCCCACGCATACGCACGCACGAACGGGCGCAGGCCCTGCCGCTCAGC